TTGGTTCTAATAGAACATCTTTAAACTCATCTTTCTTTACCAACACAGTTCCTAATTGGGTAACAAATCCTTCTTCTTGTTTTACCTTTTGTACACTATCTGCAATTGGATTTAAGTTAATCAATACATTGTATGCAGCTTGGTCAGATAATTGGTCAGGATTAGAACTTGTCATACTCCATCTATAAATGTTGATAAACAAATCTTTAAGATAATCTGAATCTCCTGCAATAGTTCCTGCACAATAAGATACTTTATTTTGTAACCATTCCCATTCCATAGGGAAAGATGTTCCACTATTTACACAAGCCCAAGGGTCATCCTTCATTGTAATACATTCTGAGAATGATAATATTGGGTCATCCATATTTAATTCAATCCAATCGGTTGGGTCTTTCTGAAATATTACATCTTTAACATCACACCAAATTACTTCTTCATTTGGAAATTCTTCTAATAATTTATAGATATCTCTAAATCTTTGTAAGATTATATGTTGTTGTAATTCGTTTTGATATAAATCCCAGCCTTTTGATTTCAGATAATCAATTGTTTCTTGTGGTACTTCATATACCATCATTATTTTCTTACCCTTATATCCAGTTTCTTCTATTGATTCAACAAAGGGTTTTATATCTTCTGGTTTATATTTTGTTATACATCCTAATATAATCATAACTTTTTAACTATTTTAATTGCTTTATCTACATTATCTAAAGATGCTTGAATCTCTGAACCATCTGAGTAATTCAAATCCCAACTACCATCTTGTAGCATCTCAAAATCTTCTTTGAGAGTTTCTAATATTTTAAGTAATTCTTCATTCATTTTACACCACCATTTTCAATTGTATCAATCATAGTTTTGATTTGACCATGCCACTTACCATAGGTATCTCTTGAACCTTCATCGGTGTTTTGTTCACACCTTCGTTTCATATCAACCATTGCTGCTTTTAAAATCAATACTAATACATCTTTCATAATTCTACTAATTCAGGTTCTTTACATCCAGTCAATACCTCAAATCCTTCAAAGTTTGGTACTTCCCAAAGTTCACAAAGTTTATCATTTTGGATTATTTCATACCCACCTAACATCATTATGTATTGGAACATAAAATCTTGCCATCCAAATATTTTATTTATCTTACAGAAATCATCATAGACCTCACTAAACTTATCTAATATTCTATCGTAACTATCAATGTAATGTTCTCTATTAAAGATAGTACCACCACCACTTGCATAGCCAGGACAGGAATCAATACCACCAATCTTCTTAGAAAAATCTAAGAACTGCCATGGAATATGATTTGCTCTCATTCTACCAGTTGGTGATGGAGAAGTTGGGTGTATAGCCATAGAAAAATCTGTATCTAATATTGAAATATTTTCCAATACAAAATCATCTTCTTCAAACAACATCATATACTTTGAATCAGTTTTCTTACATGCAGCATATACACCTCTTAACCATTCCAATGCTTTTTCTTTTGACCAATAATCATAACCGATATCTCTATCACCAAAGTTTCCACAATATCCTAATTGAAAATTATTACGAGTAACAGTAGCTCCTAACTCCTCACCTACTTTTGTGTATCCATCTACATCACCTTCGTAATCTACATTAATAAACAAATCAGAATCAGAATAGAATTTTCTCAGAGTCTGCATAGATTTCTTTCCTGCTTCTATTTCTTTCCATGCCCACCAATAACCACTTATTAATTTACTCATCAAAATTAAATTTTAATTGTTTTCCTACTGATTTTAATTTTTTCTCTAATTCAATTACTTTTTTTCTATAACCTTCTTGTGTCCACCCATCATTATAAGGTGAATCTGCATTGATTTTAGCATTCATTAATTGATACTCCAAGTCCTCTCTTAAATCTTTCATTCTGTTCTTTCTAATTTATATAAACTATTATCTATAGCTGATTTGAATTCATCATCTAACCATACAACATTATCCTCACCAACTTGATTTACCATCGGTAAGTATAGATTATGCATTCCAGCACTTACTCCTTCTGGTGGGTTGGTTTCCATTTCAACCACCGCATCAAAAAATGGTTCTAGCATCTTATATGGAAATACTATGAATGTATCATTGACTATAGGTAAATCCATAAACTCAGGTTCTCTCCATAAAAAACTACATTTAGTGAAGTCATAATTATATTCTTCAAATGGGTTTCTAAAGAAGTTTATATCATATCTGGTTGATATAACCAAATCCAAATCTTCATTATACATTTGCTGTAAGCTATTTAGATATGAAACAGTCATTACTTTCATACCATTACCAACTTTATCACCACCACCTAATTTATTTAATTGTGGTTCTACAAATGTATGTTTAATAGCTGGTGAATAATCTTTGATTATCTTATCCTGCTTCTCATTACTGTAACTGAATAGATAAAACTTTACTTCATGTCCTTCATCTCTTAGTGGATTCACTACATTTTTATAGAGGTTTTGTATAGAGCTTTCATAATCTCTCAATCTACCACCTTCTAAAGCGTTATTATAGGATACACCTACTAAATTAATCCCTATTTTCATAAATCATTTTTAAATATTTTCTATCTCTTATAAATTTTACCTCACCAGTTTCTTTAAATCCTAATTCTTCGTAAAGTTTCTTTGCATGATTATCTTCAAAAACCCAAAGTTCTGCATAATCTGTATCTTCTAAATATTTTTCATATGCTTTTCTAGCGTAACCTCTTCTACGAAAATCAGGATGAATATCACAACCAATTATATCACCATCTGTTCTAAAATATCCAACGTGATATAAATCTTCATCTACAACAACATACCAAGGTGAATCTAACTTATCAAACCACTCTTCACATTCTTCTAATGTAAAAATAGAATCGTTTTCTAATTGAGAACGAGTTGATTCGTGATTTCTTATTTCTAATAACCACTCTAAATTTTTCTTTTCTAAGGGATGTAGTGCTACTTCCATTTTTTAATACAATCTACAATGTATTCTCTTTGTTCATTTGTTACCCACCAACCAACTGGGATTGATACTACATTTCCAATTGTTTTTTCTAAGTTAGGTAGTTCTGTTTTAAACTCAGCCATACAACTATGCTTATCATTTCTTTCGTGCACTTGAGATACTGTAATGTTACACTTTTCCATATACTCATAGAATGAAGGTCTATCATCAACTAATAATGAATAAATCCAAAATGCTGATTCGAATCCCTCTTCTCTTTTTAGTAAAGTAACACCATCTACATTTTGTAAGTGCTCATCATAGTAAGCTGCATTATCTTTATGCTTCTCTATAATCGTATCAATTGATTTAAAGTTTTCCATACCAACTGCTGCACATACATCGTTCATATGAAATTTGAATCCCCACTCTTCTATATCTGCTTCACATCTAAAATCCGTTCTACCTTTTGGACTTCTATCTATACCATACCATCTGAGTAACTTTGCTCTTTCATACAATTCATCATGTGGACAATAAAGTAATCCACCATCAACTGAAGTTATGTGTTTGATTGCTTGTAGTGAATTCATTACAAAGTTTCCGTGATTACCTAAATACTTTCCTTTATACTTTGTACCAATTGAATGTGCTCCATCTTCGATTAATGCTGGCGCCCATCCATGTTCTTTTCTAAATCTAGCTCTGATATTTCTAATTTCATCTAAATCCAATGGATACCCTCCCCAATGAACTCCCATAATAGCTTTAGTTTTTGGAGTCATCTTTCTTTCTAAATCTTCCAAATCCATATTCAAAGTTGTAGGGTCTATATCTACCCATTTGATTTTCAGATTGTTTGCTACGATTGGCCAATTGGATGCAGTACAAGTTAATGGTGTTGCTAATACTTCATCACCATCTTCTATACCAGGCCAATTGTGAGATACAAATGCTACACCTTGAAACACATCTTCGTTCCAATGTGGTTTTGGTTTCTTTAGTAAATGTAATGCTAAGTGTAGAGCCGATGTTCCAGCGTTAGTTGTAATTACTTTTTTATTTCCAAAGTAATCACCAATCTGTTTTTCAAACTCATCTACTTTAGGTCCTTGTCCTATGTAACCACTATCTAATACTTCACAAACCGCATCTTTAGCTGATGGGTTCATATAAACTTTAAATAAAGGGATTTTATCTTTTAATACCATAACTTATTATCTCTTAGTAAATCAAATGGTAAATCGTTAGATTTGTTTACCAAATGATATAAATTTTTACGTTTTAACATATTCATAAAATTCTTTTCTGCGAATTCTATATATCCAATCTTCTTGGAATGCTCAATAAACTCCTCAAATACATCACCAAATAATATATCTGCGTTTTTTTGATTTAAAATACAAAGATTATCATCAGTAATTTCACTATTAGGCCAATGCTGATTAGATATATTTATTTTGTTCATATCTAATTTATTTAAATCAATATCAACACCAGCTCCTAAATCATATCTACTTCTGATTATACAATCATATTTGTGTCTAGTAACTCTTAACGCTCTGTAAGTTTTTTCCCAACTATAAAACATAGGGAATGTTCTGAAGTTACCCCACACATCATAATCTTCCAAAGGTCTGCTTTTATCATCATTTGGTGATTCGATACCTTCTCTATATTTTGTAAACTTAAATGGTTTCTGAATATAGATGTATTTTGGATTGGAATAAACTTTCTCAACGTTTTCCCATTCATCATCCTCCCAACAATGTAAATATAAATCTACATCGTGATTATCAATGATATGTTTCCAATAATTGTGATAACCTTCTTTAACCTTTCGGGCTAAGCCCGTTAACATTAGTGCTACTTTCATTTATATTTTTTAATATAATCAGAACAAATTCCATATGCTTTTGAGATATCATCATCATGCCACTCAGGCAGAACTGCTATACTATTTGTAACTGGTTGTTTACCTGGATAAACCCAAATATGTCCTCTCGAAGTAATTGTACAATCATCGTTCTGATGAAAGAAATAGTTTAAATCTGTTAACATATTGTTTTGTAAATCCCTCAATCCTTCAACAGTTCTTAAATTTTTACAATGAATCCATAAACTAAGATACCTATCGGTTAACCACTTTAAATCAATCGGATAAGTAGGTTCATCGTGTCCTAAATAAAATCCATCGTTATCAATCCACAAATCAACTTCAACATCATAACCTAAGTTTAATGCTTTATCAACATACTCAGGTAGATTTTCGTATTGTGGATACTTACCATCGATATTACCTCTATGAGATATAAGTCTATGTTTTTTTTCTAATTCAGGATAATCTTTAATTGGGTTTGGTACGAATAATTTCATTTATAGTTTTCTAAATAATATTTTAAATCTTCTGGTGTACCCAATCCCCACATTTTAGGAATATCAAAGGTACGAATCTCTTTACAATCTTCTATTGCTTGATTAAAAACAGGACAAACATAAAACTCATTGTTTACTCTGATATCTTTCTCAATCATATCTTCAGCATACTTTACAAAATCAGAACCCTTCTTACAATAGTAGTATCCAACTGTAGCGATATCTGAGATTGGGTTCTTTTCTGCAACTTCAGTTACCAATCCTTGCTCATCTATCTTAGCGAAACTCCACTTAGGATGTGTTGCTCTAAATGATACGATACCGCCATCGGCATTTGTTTCATTCATTTTGTATAGAAACTCATTTGAATCCCACTCAACAAATTGGTCTGAGTTAGCGAAGAATAGTGGAGTATCTTTATTGATGTACTCTTTAGCAAGTAGTGCCGTACAAGCTGCTCCTTCTGTTAGTTTATCAACTTCTACAATCTTACAATTTGGTGTGATTAGATTTAATAAAGTATCTAAGTTATACTTTTCTCTATGTTCTTTTTGTACAACGTAAACATAGTTTGCTTTGATGTTTAGATTTTCCACTACCAATTGAATCATAGGTTTTCCCTTTACATCAATTAATGGTTTTGGAAAAGTATATCCAGCTTGTTGGAATCTACTTCCTGCCCCAGCCATCGGAATCAATACTGTAAGATTTTCATCTCTCCATGCTGGTGTTGATTGTTGTTCTCCCATTTCTATTTCTTTTAATTTATTATCTATGTTACTATAATTTGTTTCTTTGGTATTCTTCACTCTTAGTATGTGTGATTTAGAACGAGCTGCTGCAAGTAATCCATATGGTGAATCCTCAACTATCAAAGTTTCTTCAGGTAAACAACTCATCATTGATATTGCTTTCCAATACATCTCTGGATGTGGTTTTGAGTTCTTTACATCTTCATTAGATATTACCAAATCCATAAACTCCATAATACCTAACTTTGAAAGTACAGTCAAAACTGTCTTTCTGATTGAGTTTGAACATACTGCTATCTTATAACCTTCACTAACTAAGTTTCTCATACATTGTATTAGACCTGTATTTGGTTCTAATGCTCTTAACTTTTCCAATGTAAGTTCTTGTTTGTGTTCCCAAATATCTCTATGAGAATCAGTTGGTAATCCTTTCTTTTCAGATAACATATCTAACTTCTGAGTAGTTTTTAAACCATCGTAAGTCGATAAATGTTCATTCCAACTGATAGCATACTTATCACCTAATGCTTCATTAAGTGCTTCGTAGTGTATGTTCTTAGCTTCTACTAATACACCATCTAAATCGAATATGATTAGTTTTATTTTACTCATTTAAGATACCCAATAATTCATGTTCTCTAAATAGTAAATACTTTTCATCATTAATGGTTACATCCTCTGAACCCATATCTTTCTTATACATTACCTTATCACCTACACTTACAATCATTGGGATAGATTCTCCACTTTGAGTAAAGATACCTGTACCTACTGCTACCACCTCACCAAAAACCTTTTGTCCTTTTAAGATACTATCAGTTAAGATGATTCCACCTTTTGATTTCTTTTCTTGCTTTTGTGTTGGTTTGATTAATACTCTATCACCTAGAGGTTTAAAATTTACGTTCATATTATTGTTTGTTTTAATTTCCATGTTTACCTTCATCTTTATGAGAGAATAATCCCTCACCATGCGCAACTTTATAAGTTTGTTGTGCCCACCATTTAGAAATGTTGCCTTCTAATGCTATACCTTCACCTGCGAATTGTTTAACTGTTTCTAAATAAAAATCCTTTTTATACAAACAAGGATTATTTGTCCAGTTACCCCAACGAGATGTACTAATAAAATACTCACCATCCTTTTGAATCTTATCATTAAATTTTTTGGATGGGTCACACCAATGAACTGAATCTAAGAGGTGTGGTGAAGTTGCTTCTAACTCCTTATCGTAATAATCTAATTCTCTACCTTGATATTGAAATGAAAAATGTGGATGACCAGGATTAGCTCTGTGTCTATATCTAATACAAGAGTATCCTTTGTTTAACATATCAACTCCACTCTTTAATCTAACTCTAGCAGTTTCTTTATCTTCTATGAGTTTCCAATCATGCTCCAATACCAAAACATTATCTGTTTTAGCTTGTTCAGTTAATTGTATAAATCCTTGTCCTATTCCAATATTACTATCTAATGCGATATATGGAATACCGAAGTGCTCTGCAATCTGTTTATCTTGCTCTGATGCTTCTTGGAATAAAATACATACATCGTTTACTTGATGTAAGAATTCTCTTTCGAAATAACTGTGTAGTGTGTTAACTAAAGTTTGTCCACTATTCCAAGCTAATATCCCTATACTTATTGGGAGTTTTTCCATTCTTCGTACTTTTCAATTATAAACTCAACTCTTTGTTTTTGGGTATGATTTTCAAGTACTTTATCATAACCATTTTTTGCGATTCTATTTCTTTCAGTATCATCTTCAGAATACTTATTCATTTTAGTAATACAATCAATCATATCATCATAGTAAACAATATCTTCACCATCAGTAAATAGTTCATCTAACCTTTTAGATTTTTCTAATCTATCACATAAAACCATTTTACCACAAGCCATACCTTCAAAGATTCTACGAGTTACCTCACCCCATCTACTATGTTGTACTACCATTAATCCTTTGTTAAGAAACTCAGTATGCTCAGGTGCTTCCATTCCATTTTGATTTCCAACTGTACCTCCTCCATGTTGAGTCAACATATCTAAAAATTGAGAACCACCAATACCTCTACTTGTAACGGCAACATATTCTGCTTGTCCTTCAATTGGAAACTGAACTGATGTATCTGCAAAGTGTGTGAACCAATATGCATCTCTACCTCTGTTTTTATATTCTTCTGTTGAATCAGCATCTGGTGAAAGAGTTATATGAAACCTTTCTGATTTAGGAAAGTTTCTATCAAAGTTTTGTGGGTCATCTCCACTTTCTTGCACCCAAAAGGTATTTGGTAAATGAACCTTATCTAATAGTGGTGAATCAAATCTACCCCAATCCATAAATAAAACTATATCAGTATCAGGTTGACTTTTCAACCACTCACTTAGATTTCTATCGTGATACTCACCAGTTTTATTAGAACCAATAGAAACTACTTCACAATTCCAACCTTGATTCATAAACTCATTAGCAAGAGCCATTGGTGTTGACCAATTCTCTTCTTCATATGCATATACAAAAGTAATATTAGATTGTGTCATAAAATTCGTTTTGTTTTTCTTGTCTATCTATTTGTTTATGATGATACAAACTCCATTGTTCTTCAGGTGGAAAGTTAGATACTGTATTATATCCTGTAATTCTTTCGTGTACTTTATTCATCCAAGTCACATCCTCTGTATTTTTGTAGATACGAGTTTGATAATCAGGAAAATTTACCCACCCTTTATCATTTACTTGCCATTTCCATTTATCAATATGAGATTGTTCTAATCCTTCAACTGTATTTACTCTTGGTAAGAATATAACATCAACTGGATTAGTATCCAATACCTCATTGATAACTTCTACTAAAGATTCATGTGGAATTTCATCTGCATCAATCTGAAATATATAATCTTTACTACAATGCGATTTAAGATTGTTTTTAAATGATGCGAAATCTTTATTAAGTGGAAATCCTATCACTTTATGATTAGAATGCATTTTATCCATTAACTTTAAATAATCTAAAACCTCATCAGTAACTCCACTTTCATCATATTGGATTACGATTTCATCTTCTTCTTTTATATTTGTTTGTAGAAAGTTAAGTAGATTTGTAATCTCTTCTAATTCATTACAAACTGTTATTGCGTAACTAATCTTCATCTGCTAAATCTTCTGTAAATGTATTTCTTACTTCATCATTAATAATATCTTGTCTTTCTTGCTTAGTCATTTTACCTTCTTGGAAAAGTTCTTTAAGAAAATCAGTTTCAAATCTAATCTCACTAACATAAGATATCTTATCTACAAAGTAAGTTCTATAGTTTCCTAACTTATATGAATAAACTGATGCGTTGTTTTTTATATATCCAGTGAATATATTAGAACCATCTGCATCAAACTTTTTGAGTAAATCACTTAGTCTTACACCATCTTTTATTTCTACATTTTTGTTTCTTAACTTTCTTATAAGTTTTGTAAATGCATTTGGTAGAACATCTCCAATTTTTATACAATGGATTTTACTACCAATCCTACCAAGAACAAATATGTATCTTGTATCCGAGCCTCTTTTAGTAACCGCATCATAAGATGATATTCTGTAAATGTTACCACCTTTTATATTTGCTTTACCAACTCTTGATTCGGGTTTTAAAAATGTTTCGTATTGTCTTGTGTAACTTGCCATTATAACTTTTTGATTTCAGGTAATTTTAATGCTACAAATTCTGGTATAGTAACATACTTCTTCATAATATCAGCGAATTTACTATGCATTGATTCTAAATCAAAATGCTTTTTAGTATTTTCTCTCAACCCTTTTGATTTAGATAAGTAGTTTTTATATTTATCATTTACATCAAATAACTTAGCAGCTGCTTTCGAATAATCCACATAGAACCATTTAGCTTCTTTTAGTAAGAATTGGTCTGCTGCTGATTCATGTATGTTTTTTATTTCACCTTCCAATAATTCTGTGAATCTATCTGGTAAGAAATCAACGTGTCCACTCCAATTTGGTACTATGATTGGTTTTCCTGTAAGTGAGAACTCACAAAGTGGTCTACCATATCCTTCACCTTTTGTAAATGATAACATTGTTTTTACTTTTGGATGATGATATAAAGAACTCATTTGTTTTTCAGTTAAATCTCCAAATAATAAATGTATTGGTGGACACTTCTCACCAAATATATTGGTAATCTGAGTAATCTTCTTTTCTATCTGTTCTCTATCTGTAACCGAAAATCCTGCCATTGATGTTTTTAGAATAAGACCTGGTTGTTTTTCTTTTGGTAATCCTTTGAAAACTGTACAGAATGTTTTTATCATCATACCTACATCCTTTCTATCATGTCCCAAATCACCTTTTAACCAATGTCCTACAAATAAGAAGTTATTATCCGAATCAATTCCTTCCAAAACATCCACTTCATCTTTTGGGGGATTTAAGTAAGTTTCTAATTCAACTCCCTCATGCAATACTTCAATCGGTGTAGTAATTTTATGCTGTCTAACTACTTGTTTAGTTCTCTTATCGGTTTCATCATATATGGTACTCAGTAGTATCTTTTTAGAAAACTCTGTTGGAACAATAACCAAGTCCATTTTATTACAACCATCAATCCACTCCTTTGGAGCTATTGTTGATTCAATACCAGCCGTAATTCCTATACTGAATTTACCTTTCTTTTCAAACTCATTTGGTACAGTCATTTGTACAAATACATCTGGTACTTTTGTTACTTGCTTTCCTATAGTTGATATAAGTTTTGAACCAAACTCAGTTGTAGGATTTATTTGATTTTGTGGAGTATTACCCCATCTCATTGGAAAAGTAATAACATCAAACTTATCGTATTTAAATATTGATTTCAAAATATCTCTTGAATGGTCACCATAACCACTTCTAGTTGCTACTGGCGCCTGATATATTAATGTTGGTTTGTTCATTATGCTAATTTATATAATTTATATCTTTCTTTAGGTTTAAAGTTTTTGATTGCGTTATCAATACCATCAGCCATACATTTGTTTTGGTTATCTGTATTCAATCCCATTTCACCTAAAAATGCTTCTCTTCCTTTCTTACCAGCTTCTGCTCTTTGTTTTGGTGTTTTATCATACCAATATCTGATTGCTTCAGCTACTTCATATACATCAACTTTATCATCGATTATATAAGGTGTAGGAACTGAACCTGACATTGTCTGTGCTCTACTCCAAACGGGTTTTACCCATTCACCATGTGTTACCTTATCTTCCCATTCTCTCCAACTATGAAGTGAACCGATTTGTTTGTAATCATCAGCAGTGAATAATTTACCATTTGATTTCTTTCTAAATCCACATTGGTCTTGCATTCCACCTGTTACATTTACAATGATTGGTGTTTCAGCCATAACTGATTCAGCAGTTGTTAATCCAAATCCTTCGTTACCTGCGATATTGATTGTACAATCTGATAAGTTATGAATCCAATTTAATTGTTCAGTTGAAATCCTAGCCGTTGAAAATCTTACATCGTAATCAGGACAAATCTTTTCTTTAACTGCATATAAATCTGTACCATTTTGGTCTACTGGTGCGGTATGCATTAATAGTAAACATTTTTCTCTATCTTTTTTTGGTAGACCATCTACGAACTTTTTGTATGCCCAAATAACATCCGATGGTTGTTTACGTTTAATATTTCTATTAGTCCAAAATAGAACAAAGTTATACTTATCCCATTTTTCACCCAATACTACCTGCTTCCATTTTTCAGGCACATCTACCTTTTTGTACTTAGTTGGATTGATACCATGTGGTACATAAGATACTTGCGAATCTTTAAGTGGAATATTAGTTTTAGTTTTTATTTTACCAACCCTACTTACGATACCATAAGTTTGTTTTGATATACATCCCAACCAATCACAACTTTCATAATAAT